CCAGTAGCACCTTGCACACCAAATGAACCTTGAATACCTGTTTGGCCCTGAATACCTGTGACACCTTGCGCACCAATAGATCCTTGTGCGCCAATAACACCTTGCGTACCAGCAACACCTTGTGGGCCTGCAATACCTTGTGTTCCTTGTGCCTGGTTAAATCCGCCGCCTTGTAAACCTTGTGTACCTTGCACACCTTGAGCAGAAAAACCACCTGAAATACCTTGAACACCTTGAGCGCCTTGTTGCCCCGCAGGGCCAGGTGTAACAACAATAACATTTGGTGTTCCAACAGGGTTTGGATTGTTCAAGAAACTGTTTGGGTTGTATGTCATCTTGTCACCTCTGCATTTACATTAAATTCACCTTGAACAATGCGCGTTCTCACATTAGTAGGTGATGTTATCTCTAAATCATAATAATAAGGGCCTGCACTGATCGCCGCTGTTTGTGTTGCTGTTGCGCGAACTGCAAGAGTTCCGCTAGGCCCATCAATTGTAATGCCACTTGTATCTGTAAGCGTTAAAACTGCAATTGTGTCATTAGGTAGAGAGCGCAACTGCATGCGGGCCGTGTAACCAGTAATGTCCACTGCGCTTAATGCGTCTCCGCCTTGAATGTACAAACCAGTAGCCGCATTAGTAACTGTGAATTGCGTTGATGTGCGTGAAGCAATTGTTACATTGCCTAAATTGTATTGGCTAGGCAAAATACCTTGAATAAAAACAGTTTGCCCTGCGCTAAATCCATTATCTGCGGTGTATGTAACAGTTGTGCCATTGCCTACTACATTTGTAATAGTTGCAGGCTGTGTGTACAAGAAATTGCGAAACCAGTCAGAGCCTTGATCAATTATTGTGTTGTAATTGTCAGCCATTACGCTCCCTGTGACACTTCAGAATTTGGGCTAATCATAGCGGTTCTACATGCTGAGCAATGTGTAAATGATTTAGGCATTGGCAACCCACACTTAGGGCAATGGTTAGCAATTGCATTAAAGTAATTACTAACCGTAACTTTTCCTAACAGATCACTAAAACCCTGCACCATTGCATCAATGCGGTCAGGTGAATTTGGTTCATCAACAGTCCAGGTACACATTTGATCTTCTAACTCTGCAAACTCTCCTATGTGGTGAATACGCCCTTGCTCATACATAGCCGCTACTGGTTCTGCTCTGAGTTTCTTACCTATGTGCGCTCGCACTTCTCTAATCGGCAAGGTAGGCCGTACTTGTTTCAACACTGCGCCCACCATGTCACCGCCCTGGTTTACTTCAACCAAAACAGCATCAGCCTTGTACGCGTCAAAGAGTTCTACTGCTTTTGTAGCCCAGGCTAACGGTGATCCTCTAAATGAGTAGTCTCCCATTACATAACCTTGCCCATCTGCGGTAGATCCAACAACAACAATGCCTGTTTCATCTGATTTCTCTGAGTTAGTTACGGCAGGATCAACGCTTACAACAATGCGCGCCATAGTTGGGGCTGTTGCAATGCGTGTGCGGTCAATTAAGCCTCTAGTCCACAATGCACCTTCTACATCATCAAGAATTTCTCCATACAATTCTTGCCTTCCCAGTCTTGTGCCGTTGTAGCGGGCTTGTAGTTCCATCAATGCACTAGGGGCTAGATTTGCCGCGTTATCAAATGTAGATCCCCTGGTGATTACTACTGACCCATCTGTACGGCCTGCAAGCATGCGTATCAAGGCCGTAGAACGCGGTGTAGTGGTAACAATTACCCGCGGCTTCTTACCCAGGCGTAGGCCAAACTGCAACTGATCCCAGGCATCTTGATAACGCCATGCACCTAACTCATCACACCAAGCACCATGATGTTGTGGGCCTCTAAAGCGTTCAGGATTATCTGCGCTAAATAACTTTATGCGGCTACCGTTTTTAAGCAGGATCTCGCCAATAGAGCGGTTGTAATTTTGAAGCATGTGATACCGCTGTAGTACCGCAACAATGCCTGACTCACCTTCTGCACATGTATCTCTAGCATCTGAGAATGTAGGAGCAACAACAGCCCAACGCGTAGCAGGCTGAATGATTGCTTGCCAGGCTATTTCTTCTGCGCCTAATCTTGTCTTGCCAAATCCACGGCCTGCCATTGCAAGCCAAATGTTCCAATCACCTTCAGGTGGTAGTTGGTTCGCTCTCGCCAATTTGTTCTTCCACACCCACCTGCTCGCCTTGATCCGTGAGTTCTGTGATGGTTGCAACCCCTCCAATGGTTGAGGCTTCAATGAGTCTTGCGACTCGCTCAACTTCTGCGTCAAGATCTGATCCGTCATAAGTAACCACCTCTGCTTGTACCTTCAATGGTGCATCTAATCCCAGTAACTTTGCGCGTTTATCAATTACGCGTAAAACAAAATCTGCCGCTCTGAGATTGCCAGCCACCGCAGGTTGCCAATAGGTGCGCTGAAGATTGTCCAAGCGATCTAATTCCAATTCACGGTGTTCTTCTATTGCCGCAACAGGGTGACGCGTCAGAGCGCGCTTGTAAGCCTTTACAACGCCTGCAATGCTCATGTCCACCATAGTTGCTATTTCACGCCACACATAACCTTCATGGCGCAACTCAATTATGGTTGTTTCTTTTTCTACCAAATTACGCGTATTTTCTACCATAATGTGTCCATGTTAATGTTTGAAAAAGTTTACTGCAAGTTGAGTTCAATAACCTTTATGGTTGCGCATGGGTACACGGTATCTTCGCAACTTGTACAGAAATCTACAAAATCTTGATGATCAGGTTCGTGGTTGAAAGGAGAGTCTGTAAAATCTTCCGTAATTGGTGCATGTAATTTAACTACTTCCAATAAAGGTTTTGGGTTCACCATAGAATTAACATCAATTTTTGCTAACAATTCTTCATGTGTCATAAGTTTGCCTTCCTAGTTAGCGAACAAAACCCACACTCATCAGAATGTGGGTTGTGTCCAGCACTCAATCCCCACGGTGGGGATCAGTACGCGTAACTTATCGGACTCCTAAAGACATTGCAACTACAGCAATGAACAGGCTTAGGACAATAAAAAGCAATACTCCATCATAAGGTGTGTTGTTCATGGCTTACCAGTTCTTACAAGGTTCAAACGCGCATCAAGTAATTCATCAAGTTGTTCTGAAAGCATTTCTTTTTTGCGCCAATCCATGCGGTTACCAAATTCATCAGTTTTAAGCATGGTGTAAACATGAGTCAGACATTCATCTATCTGAGCCACGGTTACTTCTTCTTCAATAACGATCACATGAAGATGTTAGCCTTGATTACGCTCCTGGCGCTTTGAAAAATAGTTTTCAACATCTGCTTTTGTGTAGAACACATTACGGCCTGATTTCTGTACCCATGTAAGTGTCTTACGGTGTTGGATCTGTCGTAAGTTATTCAATGTAATGTTCAAGCGCTCGCATACTTCTGCCGCACTCATTAGATCATCTACCACGGTGTTGCCTCCTTAGTTGCAAATTGTCCTGTCTTTGCCTTACCCAGTTTAGGAACTAAACCTACTTCCCTGGCTGTAATCTCCATAGAAGTTTTTTCTTTGCCGTCTTTGTCTGTGTATGTGCTTTGTGCCATTTCACCAACAACTAAAACAGTGTCACCTTTTCTGTAAGTGTCTGCAATTGCCTCAGCCTTTGTACCAAATGCAACAACTTTGAACCACATTGTTTCGCCATCTTGCCACTCACCGTTTACTTGCTTGCGCGGTGTGTAAGCCAATGAAAAATTACAGTATGCGGTGTTGTTCTTTGAAAACTTTAGGTCAGGATCACTGCCTAAATTACCTTTAACACTTATGTTCATTAGTCACCTTCCATCATTACGGCTTCACCGCCGTCATCTTGTAGTAATACAATTGAACCATCAGGCTTCACAAAAGGAAATTCATGTGGCTCTCTGTAAGAAGGCACAATCCAACCCTTTTGTTCTGCGCTTGCAGGCTTGAGGTGAATACTATCGGTTTTTAGATTATGGCAACCGTGATGGATCAAGATAAGATTAGAAACGGTGTCTTTGCCGCCCCTTGATTTGAGTTTGCGGTGATGCAAAGCCATGTTTTCAGGTAAGCCTGGGCCACCGCATACTTCACAATAGCCATCAGCCCTGTTAATTACGGTAGCAACAACCTTCTTATCAATCGCCATCTTCTTCTTCATCTTCCCATTCAGTAGGATCTACCGTAGGAAGATCAACGCGCAATGGCAGGCCAAATGGTGATGTGGTCATTAGTACCAACCTCCATGCATGTCAGGGCCAGCCTGCTTTTTCCAAAATTCCCACGCCCCGCAAGGAGTTTGGTAACGCTTGTACACATAGCGTAATCCAGCCTTGATTTGTGTATAAGCGTCTTTTGGTTTGTAAGGATACTTGTAATTTTTCCATGTTGAGGGCAAAAATTGGAACAGCCCAAACGCACCTGATGAGCGGTTAAGCGCATTAACGCGCCACCCACTCTCCTTGTAAAGCAATTGTTCTAGGC